CATCATGCCGTCGAGTTCCACGACCGCATTCGCTTCGGCGCCCTGGAGCGCCGACTTGTCGCCTTCTGACAGCGCGCCCTTCGGCGTCACGTAGCCAGGGCGGTTCGCCTTGCGGTGTTCACGCAGCGCTTCCTTCTGCCGGTTCAGCTCCATCTGCTGCGGCGTCATGTTGCACACGTCGCTTGGCGGGAAGAGCTTGGTCGAGTGTTCCAGCTCGTTGAAGCAGAGGGCATAGATGGGGAAGTAGCGTTCCACCTGAACTTCCGGCCCCTGCGGCTCGCGCAGAAAATCCTTGTAGCCGTCGGCCAGCTCGAATTTAAGCCCCGTGGGCTTGTGATACATCATCCACACGCACACCAAGTCATCGTGCTTGCCAGCCAGGTCGGGCCGCGGATTCTGGCGGTACTCGATTCCGTTGGTGGAGTAGGCCGCATAAGAAGGACCCCCGGCCGGCGTCGCGACACCACCAAGGTCTAGCTGGTAGAACTCCTTTACTTCATCAGGTGTCATGAAGAGTTCTTCTGTGACCCAATCGGCGCCGATCCATCCATCAAGTGCGATGCACTTGCGATCAGGAATCACGGACGTTGGCCGGGGGAAGTCGAATGTCAGCCCCTCGCGAATAATCACGGTCTGCTCTTTGCGCAACTGCTCGATGGAAAGCCGAAGCTCTTCGGCTTCCGAATCGAACATGGTTTTGTCGCCTTCCGGCCCCAGCTCGTCCGCCAAGCGCTGAATGTGCGCGAGGCGCATTTGGCTGTCGGCGATCTTCGCCTTGTTCTCCGGCGTCAGGTCCGTGTCGCGCTGAAAGCCGAGCTTCACGTACCCCACCGCGGTCTGAATCGCGGAGCGCACGCAACGCTTCATCTGGCTCTTGAACGTCGGAATCTGCTCGTTGATGTAGTAGTGGAAGCAGCACTCCAGCGTCTTGCCGAGCTTCTTGTACATGTCCTCTTCGGCCTTGCCCTGCTGCACGTCGAGCATGATCGCCATGGCCTGCATGGGATCGGGCAGCCCCTGGGCGGCGAGCTGCAACTGCTGCATCGTGCCGTCCCAGAACTTGTATTTGAGACGCGGCCGGCACTTGGCGACTGCGCGCGGGTTTTTCGCGTACAGGCTCGCGACCTTCTGGCGCACGAAACGCTGAGTGATATTCACCTTGTAGCTCGTCTTCGGCCACTGGCGAGAGGCGCCGCTCCATGCCACTTCCATGTCGTCGAGCATTTGCTTGAAGGCTTCGCGGAAGTGTTTCTTGTCGGCGCGCACTTCCTCCTGCAACTGCAAGACGAGTGCCGCGCGCGAGTCGCTGACTTCGATGTCATATCCCTTGATAATCATCACCACACCTCTGCGAGCTGCGGGGCCTCGCGCAATTTGCCCTGGTACGCCATTTCTTTTTTCCACCAGCCGAAAGTCCCGTGGTTCGCCGCCTTCTCGTCGCGCTGCGGCGTGCCGGCGATGAGCTGCAACACTTTCAGCCCCATGATGGAAACGGCGGTCACAAAGTCATCGTTCGTGCCGTGCGGGAAGTGCAGCAGTTCGTGCTTGGCTTCCTGAAACCACGGGGCGGCGCGCGGAAAAATGACGCGACCGGCTTGCATGAGCCCGGCGATGGATTGCGCGATGGCTTCCTTGTTCTTGTGGACCGGGATCGAATCGATCACCACGGGAATTCCGCGCTCGATTTTTCGCTTGTGAATCCACGGGCCAATCGATTTCAGGATCGCTTCGTTTTCCGCGAACCAGAAGGACGGCTTCCAGAGCTGCACGATGTCCAGCATCGATTCGACGGTCTGATCCGGCGGCTTGCGCGCCCAGTAGCAGTCGAGAATCCACAGGTATTTGTTCGGGCAGACGCCGGCAATGACCATCACCGAGGCGTCATGCTTCTTGCGATCCGTGCCGATGGCGTGATCGCTCGCCGCGTAGATGCGCATTTCTTCGGCCTTCGGCCGGTCGGCGAGGGTGTAGGTTTTCATCCACGCGGCGCGGAAGAACGCGCCCTCTTCGGGCGAGGGGCGCTGCTGGTAGAGGGCCATGAAGCCCGCAGGATCGAGCCGCTTCTGCGCTTCGAGCATCGGCAGCGGAAAGCGCTCCGGCCACAGCGGCTCGCCCGGCTTGCGGTTCATCGGGTCGTTCAGTTCCGCGATGGCCGGAAGGTTCAGCACCTTCCACTTCGACGCTTCCTCGCGGTTGTACGCAGGGTTGTGCGGGTCGGTGAGCCGGCCCACCACGTCATCTTCGTTCCAGCGCGTCATCACGAGCACGACGCAGGAGCCCGCGCGCATCTGGCGCGTGAGGAACACCTTCACGAACCAGTTCCAGATTTTTTCCCGCATGGCCGGGGAGTCGGCTTCTTCGGCGTCCTTTATCAAGTCATCCGCGATGAGCAGATGTCCGCCGCGGCCGGTGGAGCTTGATCCGCGTCCGACGAAGGAAAGCTGGCCGCCGGCCGCCGTCTTGATGCGGTCGGAGCCTTGGGCGCCGGTCTTGAGCTTGCAGGTGGGAAAAACGTCTTGATGGCGCGGATGGCGGAGCACGTCACGCACATCGCGGCCAATGTCTCCGGCGTAATCATCGTTGTATGTCGCAATGATGGTTGATCGGTACGGATCGCGGCCCGTGAACCACGCGGGGAAGAACTTGCTGATCTGCTGCGTCTTGCCGTGGCGCGGCGGCATGGTCACGATGAGTCGCGGCCACAAGCCCTTGTCCACCTGTTCGAGCGCCGCGGCCAGGATGCGATGATGCTTGGCGACTTCGTACTGAGTCTGCGAGAGGTCGTCGGGATCGTCCGGCGACGGCATCAGGAGCTTGCAGTACAGAAGAAAATCGTCGCGCGCTTCCTTGAAAACTTTCAGCCGCTCCAGTGCCTCCAGACGCGTGCGCAGCGCCTGGATGTCTTTGCTCTCCGGCTCAACGCCGATTTCGTGATCGGGTGTAGTAGTCGCCGAGAGTGCGTTCGTAGGCACCATCCCCGACGGGTTGAGTGCCGAGTTGGCGGCGCCGGTTGTAGATGCGCGCGGCGCGGATCGACGCTTGCGCGGGGCGGTGCCCTTGTCGGATGAGGTCTTCACGGAGTCTCAGGTTCAGTTGTGGCATGGGGTTCTCGCGTCAGGGCCGATCCCCACCCCCCACACGTCGCACCATCGCCGCGAGGCGTGCGCACGCGACGTGCTTGCCACGCAAGAGAGAGCGTTCGGAGGGTGGGGTCGGCGTTTGTGGCGGGCGCGTTCATGATGGGCCGACGCGCTCCGCGTGAAGTTCTTGGTACTGCGCATCCACGACAACGCCAGAGGTGTCGCGGATTTCGAGCAGGATCACGCCGACGGTGGCGCCGAAGCCGCCGCCGCCGGGGCGCGTGGTCGTCCAGATAACGGTGCTGCCGCTAGTTAGCGCCGTCCACACCCCAAGGGGGCCGGAGCTGATAACCGTGCTGCCCATGAGGGTCGCGCGCACTTCGTATCCGCCGGGCGCCGCCGTCTTGGGCGCAATCCAGTCGCCGTGATCGGATTGCACGCCGTTGACGTAGTGGAAGATGTCGCCGTTGCCGTTGATGCCGAGACCGGCGGTGGAGGCAAGGCCGCTCGCGACCGACGTGCTGGCGGTGACAACGTGGTATCCGAGAGTGACGACCCCGATGCTCACCGGGTAGTAGCGCTGTATGCCGCTCGCGGTGCGCACATACGCCTCGCGTACACGGGTGATTTGCCCGCCGGCAGGCGTGCTGCGATTGATCGTGACCGCGTACTGTCGGTTGGACAGGAATTTCGCGGCCTTCGTGGTGCGGAATTGCCATTGCCGCACGCCCCAGGTCGCATTCGTCGTCGTGAAGTCGGCGTTGCTGCGCGTGAGCGTGCGCGTGACGGTGGCGCCCGCCGAGTCATCGAAGACGCCCGTGATCTGAATCGTCGTGAAAACTTCGTTGGCGTCGGGCGGAAAGGACGGGTTGCCCTCGTGGCCCATGTAAACCACGGTCGGCTCGTTGGCGGCGCCGTACTCCCACGAGAGCGAACGCATTTCGTAGTTCGCCGTCACGAAGGGCGCGAAGCCACCGTACACCGGGCCGCCGTTGGCATTGCCGCCGTTGTAGCCCGTCGCGCCCGCTGTGGTGCTGGAGTTCAGCGTGTGCGCGGTCGAAGGCGCGGTCAGTACCTTGATGTACCAGTCCTGCACCTGCTGGATGCCAGAGGCCGTGCGGATGTGGTAGCCGGGCATCGCGCTACACCACCAGCCACTGATCGCCGATGGCGCCGCCGGAAGAGGGCGCCGTGGTGACGACGTTCACCGCGCCGCTCGCGTAGGTGGAGCTGGCGTAGTAGTGGAAATGTCCGCCGCTGCCCTTCATGACGGAGCCGTTGAAGGTCGCGGCGCCCGTGCCGAGAAAATCGTAGGTCGGGTTATCTGCGGCGTCGCCGAATTGGAGTCCGGCAATGTTGTTGGCGGATCGGGTGACGACGATGGCGGCGCTGCCGCTGGTACCCGTATCTGTCGTCGCCTGAATGCGCAGGATTCCCGAGTCCGCATAGAAGCGCCACATGCCCGAGTTCAGGGCTTGACCTGTTTCGTTGAAGATGATGCCCGGCACGCCGCTCGTCATCGTGATCGAGCCGGTGGCGCCTGACATGGACGCGTTGGCGTTCACCGCTCCGCTGAACGTGGATGCGCCCGTGCCCAGGAATTGATACGTCGGGTTGTCGGTCGTGTTGCCGAAACTCAGGTTCGTCCACGCCACGCCGCTGCGATTGGCCAGCAGCAGGGAGTTGGCAATCGTGCCCGGCGATGCATCGGTGGCGCTCGCGATGATGAAAGAGCCGCTAGCGGTAGTCAGCGATATTGGAACGTGCTTACTGTCCGCCGGAGCGTTGATGTTCCCGAGAATCAGCGGAATGGAGCCGTCCTGAATGTGAAGGCGCGTGCTCAGGTTCGCCACGGTTCCGAGCGACAGCCGCACGTTGCCGCCGCTTACAAGGTCAAGTTGATCGGCGGCGAGGCTCGCGACGCCCGTGTTCAAGTCGCTGTCGATGGCAAGACCGGGTGCCGCAGCGGTTCCGGGCTGAATTCCGAAAATCGTCATCGCGCGGGCACGCGGCGTGCTCGTGGCGCCAGACCCCACCCACTGCATTTGCGTGACGCCGCCAGCCGCCGCGCCCATGATGTCGTTGCTCAGACGAAAGAGACCGAGCCCGGTATCGCCCGTGAACGAGTAGGTGCAAACCGTTTCGGAGCCGTCCGGCCCGCGCATCGGGCCGCCGAAGGTGAATACACCTGTGCCGTTGAAGGAGTAGGTAGGCGAGTCGGCCGTGTTGCCGAAAACCAGCGAGGTAATCGTGTGCCCCGTGCCGCGTTGGGCATTGAACACGAAGGAGCTGCCACTCAGCGCGTCGTCGTAGGCGCGGATCGCCCAAATCTTTCCGGCGGCGCTTGCCGTCCAGATGCGCTCGTCCGCGATTTGATCGTTTTCCCGCCAACGCAGCGATGGCGATGTGTGGTCGAGTACCGTCGCCGAATCGGTGAATGTGTGCCGGCCCGTCCACGTCGGCACGATGGCTTGCGAGAGGGCGGGCGTCGCGTCGGAGCGCAGCGCCGTGGCCGCGACGCCGTTCACCGCCGTCAGGCCAATCGTGCCCGAGGGGTTGCCGAAGGCGGGCACGCCGGAGTCACCCGGCGGGCCTTGCGGCCCGACATCGCCACGCGGAATCGCCATGTTGAGTGTCTGGTTAGGCGAGGCACCCGTGATCGAAATGGCTGCCGATGAACCGGGGGCGCCCGTCGTGACCGTGCCGACATTGAGCGTGTTGGCAGGGCCGGCGGCGCCGGCCGGGCCAGCAGCGCCCGTGGCGCCCGTGGCGCCGGTCGCGCCCGGCTGGATCACGAGGTTCAGCACCTGATTGGGTGCCGTCCCCGTGATCGTCGCCGCCGAAGGCGTGCCGCTCGTGACCGTGCCCACGGTCAGCGTGTTCGCCGGCCCCGGCGGGCCAGGGCCGCCCGAGATAAGCGTCCAGCTATCGGGGTTACTCGGGTCGCTCGGGTCTGTCAGCGCGTATTCGAGACCGTCCCACGTCGCATAAATCATGCCCAGCGGCAAGTCGTTGGTTACGTCCCACTCGTCGAACGCGACGCCGATGTCCACATGACCTGACCCCAGGTCGATGTGATGGACGGAGTTGTAGTCGCGGGCGCGGATCGCCCACCACTTCGAGGAAAACATGCCGTCGTCCACGGCTTCGGGCCAGCCGGGAGGGGCGGGCATGACCGGGCCTTCGAGCTGTTCGGCCCAGTCAAACGCCAGCTCTTCGTGCAGGCTCGCTTCATTGCGAAACCCTTGAGCTTCGTTCGCAGAATTCGCGGCGGCGGTGGCGGAGTCGGCGGCGTCATCCGCCGCGTTGTCGGCGTTAGTGGCCGCGGTCTGCGCGATGCCCTGCGACACACCCGCTTGCGCCGCGGCGCCGGAGGCCGTGCCGGCGGAAGTGCTGGCCGCGGTTGCCGAAGCGGCCGCGGCGGAGGCCGATCCAGCCGCCGCAGCCGCAGAAGCCGCCGCGGCATCGGCAGCCGCTTCGGCATCGTCCGTGATTCCGTCCGCAATCCCGTCGAAGATGTCAGCCTGGAGCTGATCGACGCCTACAGAGTCGTTGGCGAGCTGGCCGTCGGCGCGCTGGATGAGCGCCAGATTGTTCTGCGTCGCGGTGAGCGCGTTCGAGACATCATCGAACTCGGTGTCAAGGCTGTCGCCGGGCTTGGGCTCGCCCGGGTTCGTCGTCTCGTAGTCCGTAAACGAGAAGTCGCGCTCGTAGACCGGAGGATACGGCATTGCTCGCTCCCCCCACACCAACACCTTCGCCCCGCGCGGAAGGTACTCCGCGGGGGCGACAGGTGTCTACCGGCGTCGGTCGTCACCAGTAATACTTGTGGGGCTTCCTGTTGTCGCCCCAAACGAATTCATCGGGGTCGCGTCCGGCCAGGATCAGCCGGCAGGTATGCGCGTCACGCGCGCGGGCGGGGCGGGTCATGAACTCATGCACCCAATAGCCGGGCTCGACCATGCACATGCGGTTGACGTGCAGCCAGGGCTTTTTGGGAATCCAGTCGCCGTTGAAATAGGCGACGATGCGGCGCTTGCGAGCGCGCGCGACCGCCTTGTGGTGGCGGCTCAGGGAACGGGACATAGATCACCTCGTTGAAGTACCTATGTCATGGGTATCTCCCTCACCAGCAACACGTCGCGCGGGTTGCCGGCGAGCGTCTGATAGTAGAAGGCGTGCAGGAAGCCAAGGTCTCCCATGGGATGCGTGCGCATCTGCCAGTACCAGAGCATCCGGCCGGATCGCCCGTTGCCGTCCGTGAAGGGATGCAGCGATTCGTAGCACAGGTGAACTTCCCAAGGATTTGCACCGCCCGTGGCGAACGCACAAAGTTGTTCGAGCTTGTCACGAATCCACGGCGCACCGGGCGGCGGGTAGTAATGCCCCACGCGCACGTTCCGCCCATCTTTGTCGCGCAGCTTCGCGTTCGGCTGGTAAACGTACACGAACTGACACAGGTCGCTGACTGTCACGGCCGGCAGCGCCATAAACCGCTCGAACTCGCGAATCTCATCCCCAGTCGGCTCGCGGTGAATACCCTCGATGCGATTCGACTCGCGAATCTTTTCGATCATGTTCAGCATCATTCCTCCTGCTCGTCTTCGCCCATCGCCGAATCGATACCTTCACGCAGACTCATGTCTGACGGATACGCAATCGACACTCGCACCGCGGTATCGCTCCATCGCAGCTCACAGCTCTGCAAGAAGTTCAGCCGCTCGGTGTCCTTCAATCGCAGCGCCGCGAGCTGGTGGGCGTGCTTGAACATCATGGCGAGCGACAGATAGGCGCCCGCGCGCAATTCTTCGCCGTCCTGCTCGTGCTCCGGGCACAGGAGGAACGCCGGGGTGTTGCACAGGCATATGTGCTCTAGTCGGAGTTTTTCTGCTGGGCTTTCCATTTCTCCACCTCTTTTTCCAACTCCCGAATCTTCACGATGTCATCGATATTGTGAAAATCGCGCTGAATCGTTTCAAGCTGGCGGATACGCTCGCACCAGCCTTCGCAATCCGCGGCCGTCACGTCGGCCAGCACTTCGTGATCGGGTGGCCCTTGCTGGAAGCTCGGAAACTCTTCGACAAAGCAGCCGCGAACGATGCGCGCATCGAGCGTTGCCGCCAGCGCCTCGGCCTGTTCGGCACGATGCACGGCCACCGCCCGGCGGCAGTCCATGTCTTCGACTTTCTTGCGCAGTTCTACGATGTGGATGTTCGCCGCGGCGAGACGCGACCCCAGCTCCCGCACGCAGTGCCGTTCAGAACCCTGCGGCGTCATGGCTTCCCACTCCCGGCCGCAGGATACGCACTTGGACTTACCGAAGGGCGTCTCGAATCGCACGTCACAGGGCCACGCCGGATCGTTCATGGCTTGTGATCCACGATGGCATCGAAGCTCTCCGGCGCAGGCTGTTTCGCCATGGCCTTCTCAAGATCGTCGTCCATTTCGCGTTTGTCGTCGTCTGTCAGAAAATTGAAGATCGAAGTCTCGTCGTGCTTCTCGACCAGTTCCTCGAACTCATTCAACTGATTGATGAGGTTTTCGATCAGGAAATACGCGTCATAGTGCGAGCGCATGTGGTTGGCGACTTCGCCGATGGTCGGCAGCCCAAGGATGTACCCGGCGCGCGCCAGGTCTTTCAGCGTGTAGGGGCTCATGGGTTCTCCCGAATCGTTTTAGCGCGCGCGGGCATGGCGGTGTTCCTTGATGATGCGCGACCAGAACGCTTCCTCGCGCACGTTGCCGTCTTCTTTCGCCCAGCGCAGCAGACAGGCGTGACAGGCCCAGTCGCCAGCCTCTTCGGGCTCCAGCTCATCGGCGGTCGCGGGCTGGTTGCAGAAGTCACATTTGTCGGGAATGCCACCGCGGAACATGGCGATGTCCGCCTTGGTGAATTCCAGGGGAAAATGCGCGCGCTCGTACTCCTGCAATTCCGTGACGAGGGTAAGGAGCAGCAACCCCTCGGCGGAATTCGGATCAGGGTCGAGCGCGGCAAGGTCTCCCGCACGCGCGAGCTTCGAGTTGTATTCGGCATCGGTGAGCATGGGCTCGTTCGCGTTGCTTGGCTGCGGGTTATCGGACGGGCGGCGCGGTCATGCTGGTGAACGCGGACGCGTCGTACTTCTTCGCGCCCAGGATCGCCTTGCCGTAATTCACCATGCTCGTGCTGGTGGTGTACACGTCATGCACGGGCGCGATACCGGCGTTGGCGTCGAGCTGGCGCAGCGCCGCTTGGATTCGCGGATTCGCGTCCATCTTCGCCTTCTCGGCCCGCATCTGTACAACCTCCGCCCGCCGTGCGGCGGCGAGCGGGGTCACGCAAAAGGGCGGACCAGCACCTCCATGCGGCTGCGATCAATGTCGCGCGGCGCATCGCCATCCATCACCGCGGCGATTGCGGCGGATTGATCGTCGTTCGCCACGACTGGCTTGGGGCCGAAGATCAGCTTTTCGCTGCCGCCGTCTTCCAATTCCTTCTTCGTCGGCTTCTGCAAAATCGCAACTTCAAACAGGGGCATGGTCGTTACCTCGCGTTAGATTGAGTACGTGGGTCTGTGCGGCGTGAACCGCAATCCGTCATCGAGCAAATCGGCGGCGTCGCGGCGCATTTCCTGCACCGTGCGGCGGTCCTGTCCGTTCGCCTTGTGCGGCTTGCAGAAAAGACACCCGGCACGGCGGTTCTTCGGCCTACGACGCTTGTGGTGCATTGGTTTTTGTGGCCCGGCGCTTGTCATCAAGCTCCTGCATCGAGATAGCGAACGCCTTCTTGCGCTCAACCTCATCGAGCAGGAACTTCGGCAACGGTTCGACCGGCTGATAGCTCAAATACTTGGGGTCGTCGGGCTTCGGCAAAAGCGCGTGACCGCTCGCCGCTTCATCGACGAATTGCCCCAGCCGCTCGAAGTAATCGATGCGGTGATTGTGGTGCGGGCCGTCCGTGACACTGGTGTCCATCGACGACTCGAAGTAGGCGATGCGCTTGTAGTCAACGCCATCCGCATCGAACTCCCACACGACGCAGCCGTACTTGCCGCCGCGGTCGTCGCATTCGGCCTGGGCGAGCGCGCACGCCTTGGTGCGATCCGGCCCGGCATACACGTAATAGCTGTGCGTGTTGCTCCAGCCCCAGCGATGCGCGACGACTAGATAGACCGCGCCCACTCTCACCATTGCGTCTCGTGTCGAGTCTTGTGGTATTTCAGGACTGCCGGGGGCTTCTTCTGTTGGCTCGAAGTCATGTGCCATTGGTGACATTCCTCGCATCGATAGACGTTCAGGATCGTGCCGCGCTCACGTTTCATGCGCAGACGCGCCGCGCGCATGGCGGCATCATGCGTGTGGTACTCATGTTTGGCGGAAGAGCAGGTCACGGGTATCGCTTCGTCCAAAGGTAGGTTTCGATCAATTTCCGGTAGTGGATCAGGCCGCGCGCTGTTCCCCAGCGTCCTTTGCAGCCAAGAATGTGTTTGCGATACGTGCGGCGCACGTGCAGTTTGTCTGGATGTGGGTGCATTTCACGTGATAATTCCCAGCTCATTCAGCGTCGGCAGTAGTTCATCGAGCATGACGATCTTGTGCCGATTGGCTAGATAGTCCTCCAGCGCATCGGCGAGCAGCGTCGCCGCCTCGTGATTCAGCTTCACTTCCCCGGGTCCGCGCCGCGGCGTTTTCTCATCGGTGAGATTCGCCTGATTCCTGATGAAGCGCAGCAGCACTTGCAGCCGGTGGTGATCCAGCTCTTTCACTTCGTCACCTGAATGCCGTACTTGTGCAGGAACTCGAACGGTTCAAGGGCGAACTTCTGCATGATGGCTTGGGCTTCCTCATCGTCGATGTTCTCGCTTTCGCACAGCTCTTCGTGCTGATGCAGTCCCGAGAACGCGGCGGCGGCGCCCGCGAAGTAGGCGAGGCGTGCCAGCTCGTTCTGGTTCATCGGCCGCGGTGGCAGGGCGGCGAGGAAATTGTCGTAGCTCGCCATGAAATACCCGCGCTCGTGGCCTTCGGGGATCGTCGTGTATTCGGCTTCGGCCATGCCGTTCATGCGTTGCCTGCCTTGGTGTGGTGGGACGCGAGGGACTTGCGAAAGGCCGCCAGCTCTTCGTGCAGCGCGCTCATGCGGCGCATGTCGGCGTCGGTCGGCTCGTGACCGGCCTCCATGAAGCCGATGATGCTCATGAACACGTGCTCGGCGCCCAGGAAAAAAATCTTGCGCGCGCTCGCCTCGAAGTCCTCGCTCGTCAAGTGATCCATGTTCCGCAGGAGCAACTGGCGCATCGCGCGCCAGCCGCCTTCGACGAGTCTGCCCTTGTCGGCCCAATCGCGCGCCAGCTCTTCGGCGTAACGCTGGCGTTCGGCGTCGGTGCTCATGACAGCTTCTCCTTCGGCTTATCGACGCAGATGGCTTCCGCGTTGGTGCCGGGGCCGTAGGTCTCGTTAATCACGTACACGGCGCACTCGGTCATCAGGGACTGGAAGTGCTTGTACAGCTCCGGGCAGTCCTGACAGACCTTGCCCAGCATCGTGCCGAAGATGATTTCCTCATCGCCCAGGTCTTTCGGCTTGAAGCACGCTTTGAGGTACAGGTCATCGGCGGGCTCGAAGTGAAGCTCGACGGCGACGGGGGTTCTCATGTGTACACCGTATCGGGCGCGTTCGGATCGGGCGGTGGGTCATCGCCCACGGGAGGCGCGATGAACTCTTCGGGCTTCGGCGCGACGGACTCTGCGCGCACAGCTTCCCCGGGTGTGTCGGCGAGTGCGACCACGCGTTTTGCCTTGTAGATGCCGCAGGCCATCATGACGGAGCAGACGACTTCGATGCTCGTGCCGGCGTATTCGGCCAGCTCCTGCACGTAAGCGAGGTGTTCCTTGTCGAGCGTCAGCGGCACGCTCACGAATTTTTTCGCCTTCTTGCCCTTCGCCTTTTTAGCCTTCGACTTGCCTCTCTTCGTTGCCATCGTCGTCTCCCTCGTATAGCTCACCAAAAAATGCCCGCGCGTTCACGGGGTCTGTGTGCTGCATGTAGGCGCGCGCCAAGCGCAACCGTGAGCGCAGGCCGTACAGCTCCGCGTTCATCTGGTGAATGACGCCGTGCGCGGCCTTCTCGTTGTTCTGCGAAATGACCAAGGCCCGGCGCAGGTAGATGATGTGCTCGATGGCGCCTTGCGCCCGCGCGTTCACCGTCTCGCCACGAAACTCCAGCAGCGTGTTCATGGCGCACGACCAGTCATCGACGAGCTTGTACTCATCGAAGTCGGTAATCACGTGGGCTCGCCATCCGGCCAGCATTCCTTGGCGAACCGCAGGAGCGCGCTGAAGACTTCCGGCTCCAGCGCCACCCGCTCGATACGCACCACGGCGCGCGGGTCTTTCTCGGGATCACCGAACGGGTTTTCGCAGCGCTCGACCATCAGCCAGATGTGCTGGCCGTCGAACTGCGCGTGAACGCCGTCGCCCAGGTAGTCGTGTTTCTGTACGGGGTCAGGCATATATCCCTGCCTTCATCGCTTGCGCGCGATTCTTCTTCGAGTCCTGATAGCGCTCTTCGAGCCGTCGCACGAGCCCAAAGATCATGTTCGCGTACTGAGAAAAGACGGCCTTGTTTCGCATCCGGTGTTCCATCGCGTCATCCATGACCGCGAAAACATCGTCGTAGCTCAATGCCTTTATCCGGTGCTGCCATGCCTTGAAGTCATCGCAGTCCAGCAACTCATCACGCGCGAAGGCGATCATATGTCGGCGCCATGGGTTGTAGCCGCGGTCCACGAGATAGAACTGCTCGTCGCCGAAGCGGGACGGCTCGCGCATCAGCAGGTACGGGTGCCACTCAATCAGCCAGTGCCACACGCAGGCGTATCCCTTTGCCCGGACAATCTGCGGCATGTTCAGCATCATGAAGCCGTACCGCTCCAGTTCGCGCAATGCGATGTGCTCGCGGTCGAGGAAATCGTCCAGCTTGATCCCGCGCAGCGGTGGCTCAATCACGCCGCTCACGACTGCGCTTCCGGCAACTCGATCCCCGCTTCCTCCAGCGCCTCTTTCATCTTCGCCTCCGTCTCGCCGTAGAAAATCACGACTTCGCCCTTGTCGAACCCGAGTTCGCGAAGGTCAATGACAATGGGATAGCCGTCCATCAACTTCTCGACGTTCTTGGCCGACAGGCCGAACAACAACCGATCATCGGCGCGGGCTTTCAGCATGAGGACTCCTTCGCTCGCAGGTGTTCGGCGACGGCAAGCTCCTGCGCCGTTTCCGCGGTGTGATCGGTGTAAATCAGGTGGCAGTCGCGGCAGTAGTGCAGCAGCGCGACGCATTCGAGCATCACGGTGTCGGGTGCCACGCCATAGGGAAACTTGTGGGCACCCAATTCGCTGAACACGTTGCGCGAGTCGCAGTTCGGACAGGTGTCGCTTGCGCTCTTGGTCACGGCAATTCCCTCGCCTACAGCAAACCGGACGGGGAGCGTACATGCACCAGTACGCCAGGGCCATATGCCCTTTGTGCCTATCCAGTTTCCCGGCTGGGGGCGTTTGGAATGTTCACGATGTTCACAAGGTTCATCGGACGGAGGGTTCTGACAGGGCGTGGACGTTCGGAGCTTCTGGCTTCGCCAGACTGACCTTCCGCTTTGCGGGTGAAAAGCATTCGGATGAGGACGGGGACGGGCAGGGGTCGAATTGATATGGCGCCTGCTGGCCGATCACCCATCTACCCATGGACAGGTAGCGGTACGGAGTCTATCGACCGCTGTAGGGCTTCTAATGCGGTTTGGCGTTTTGGGGGTGGGAGGAATTTTTGGGAGGGGTCGAGGATGAGATTAGACGACGGTTGCGGCGGGGCGGCCGGGGGTGGGCGTGCGCGGTCCTTTGTTTGGCGGCCTTCGCGGCGTGCTACTTGCTGACGCGGCAAGTAGTAGGGCCGGGTAAGTTATTGTTCGGCAAGGTAGTCAGTCCCCGTCGCCATGGTCTACGGGCACCCTGCGGGTAATTCGTGCGCTCAACTCCGCTTTGGTGGCGTCAATCAACTGGTTCAGTTCCGGGACCGTCAACTCACGCACTGACTTGACCGGCGCGGCATGTTCCCGCTTCAAGTCCCCGGCAACCTCCAGCGCGGTGCGGATCGCTAGCACCTGGGCGCGCAAGTCAGTGTGATCCTGGCTCACGAGTTTCTCCAAACTCACCAACGCCCGCTTCCCCACCCTCTTCGCTCTTTCCCCCGACACCCGCTCGACTTCCCGCAGTACGTCCTCATCCCGACAGAACTGCTGCACCGCTCGCTGGCTGTCGAATCCGCACTGTCGCCGGATGTAGTGCTGCGTGCATCCTGCCGCGAGCAGGATCACGGCAAGCTCAAGGTTTGGGCCTGACTCAGCCGCAACACGACCGTCAGCCGCATGGTCCTCTTGCCACAGTTCCGTTACAGCGTTTGGGGTCTCCATCATGGACTGTCCATAACTGTCATGGTCTTACTCTTTCTGATCCTAACTGTAGACCAAGAGTCCAGTCCTAGACGTTCTTAGGATAGGTCGTACTCCGTACAGTTAGGCTCAAGGGCTGTACGTCTCTCTCCCGCCCTCCGTCCCTGCCAGCCTGTTCCTTTTTTTTCCCCTTTTCAAGCCCCGCACCTGTACGTCACTTGTACGTGCCTTGTCGGCCGTGCTACGTTCCTCCGTGCGTCACTCCGTCTGCTAGCGGATTGATGGCCGACCGATTCACCAAACTGTAGGAGTCATTCCCATGATTGCCGTTGTACTTCTGTGCGTCCTTTCGGGCGCCGTGCTGTCCCTGCCGCTGATCCGCGCCACGCGTCGCCATGAGGCTGCGCGCGCCGCCCTCGTGCGTCCTGGCGCGTACCTGCGCACCCGTCGTGGTTCGCGCCTGACGCGCGTCACGCCGAATTCGTTCGGCCTGCACTGGTAGCGCTTCCCGAGTGGCGTCCGCCCATGGGGCGCCACCTTGGAAGCGCTGGCACGTTGTCAGCGCACTGTAGGAGCATCGCGATGCAGAACGTACAGGCCGAAGTGAAGGCCGGAAAACTCATCATCACCGTGGATCTGTCGCAGCGTCTTGGGCCGTCCAAGACGGGCAAGTCCGTCATCGTGGCCACGACCGGCGGCAATGCGCGCGTGCCGGGGAAGGATCACGACGCGGTGAAGTTCGGGCTCAACGTGTTCGAGGGTCGTTCGTGAACGCCGGTCAATGGATTGTCCGGGTCTATAACCCGGTGACGCGTCTCGCGCCCTTCTACGTCGCCGCTGGTGTCACGCATTGCCAACTGCCGTGCGCCAAACGGTTCGCGACGTTCTCTCAAGCGCTGAACGTCGCGGCGCCCATTCCCGGCGCCAGCGTCGAACGCGTGAGGAACGCAAGCCACTGAGACGGCTTCCCGTGGCGCCCTGGCTCATCGGGGCGCCATTGGAAGCTCGCCATTGTGGCGGGTTCTGTAGGAGTCCGAATCATGCAAAATCTTTTCATTCGCGAGGCTGACGGGAGCTATGCGCCCGCGTCCCGCAAAACCATTCTGAACGCGGCCCGCGAAGTCGCCACGTTGCGCGCGGGCACCGCGCTGACTTCGCCACGGCTCACGCGCGATTTTCTCACCGCAACGCTGCGCCCCTTGGAGCACGAAGTGTTTGCCATGATCGTGCTCGACAACCGGCACCGCGTCATTGAATACGTGGAACTGTTTCGCGGCACCGTGGACGGCGCCTCAGTGCATCCCCGCGAAGTGGTGAAAGAAGTCCTTTCACGCAACGGCGCCGCCGTGATCTTTGCGCACAACCACCCCTCCGGCACGGTCGAACCCTCGCAGGCTGATGAATTGATTACGCGCCGCCTGCGCGATGCGCTCGCCATGATCGACGTTCGCACCCTGGATCATTTGATCGTCGGGGATTCGGCGTGTGCGTCCTTCGCGGAGCGCGGCCTACTGTAGTGACAACGGTTAAGGGCTGGCGTGCTAGCGCCAGCCCTTCGCCGTTTTCACTGGCTGTAGGAGCCTTATCCATGTCAACGCGAGCAACTTACGCATTCCTGATCGGCGGTAAACCCGCCGTGACGGTTTACATTCACCACGACGGCTATCCCGAAGGGGCGGCCCGTTACTTCTGGAACGCGCATCACAATGAGGGCCGATGCGATCACCCGCTCACGCGATTCCTGCGCGCCAATGACCGCGCCGAAATCACCAGCGACCACGACGCCCATGGGGACACCGAATACAGGTACACCCTCACGGACGAACGGCTGACCGCATGGGAACGACGCTGGAACGGCGATACGCCCGTCTGGCGCGTGATCTTCGAGGGTCCGCTGATCGACTTCGTGAACAAGTACGGCGCGTCCCCTCGTTCATTCTGGCGCGCGGAGTTCACGCCAATTCGCGAAGTAGTGGCCGGGCCGTCCTACTGGCGCCGCAAGGTCAAGATGTCACGCGGGCAGATCGAAAAGCGCCTAGAGGCGGCGCAAACGGAACTCGCGCGGTATCGCGAGGCACACCCGACGATGACCGGCAACATTGGCGGGCTTGAAAGTGACTTGGCGTATTGGGTCGAAACGCTCACGGGTTACGACGTGCAACAGCAATTCGAGAACGCGCCGGAGGCGGCCACGCACTGAGCGAATAGCGTCAAGGGGCCGCAGGGATGCGCGCCCCTTCGCGGTATTCACTCAACTGTAGGAGCAAATGCAATGCCAAGACGCAAACAGGCCGCGCAACCCGGTCACGAGACCAATGCGGAATTCGTCGCGCGCGTAATGGAATTTTCCAAGGTGGGACCGCTCGCGCAATTGTTCATTGTCGAAGCGATTCGCCGCTACGCGGAGTCGTGCGCGCAATCGCCGGCCGACAAGATGGAGTCCGGGATTATCTCGGGCGCGCAATGGAAGCGAACCGCGCAGGAGATTCACGCGGAAGTCACGCGCCACCTGGGCGAGTGACAACGGTCGATAGGGCGCACGGACGCGCCCTATGCGCCGTTTTCACACGCTGTAGGAGTCAAGACCATGGGAACCTATTACACGCCGGGCGCCAACAAGTCCGCGATCATTCGCGAGTGCCTTTCGATCACCAACGGCACGATTGAAAAGCACAAGACCAACGGAAACCACCTTTGGTGCCTGATCGCGACCACGATCAACGGCCAACCGTTCAAGTACGTGATCCTGTTCAAGCTGGAGAACGGCGGGCGCCACGGATGGGGATACAAGCCGGTGTCCGATGATATGGGGCCGTATGCCGACGATTGCCCGCTCGACTACGTGCAGGCCACGGAAGCATTCGAGCCGCGCGGATATGCGGCCGAATTCCGGGAACGCGTCTACAAACGCAACGGCACGACGCGCGAAGCTCAGTTGGCGCTGCTCGCCAATGTGCCGGAAAACTCGCTTGGAGACCGTTACCGGATTTACGAGTCAAACGCGCGCGCCCTGGGGTGGAACGTCAAGACGTTTGACCAGTGGCTGAACTCATAAGACCGCTGATGATGCTGCGCGGGAGCGCGGCGAAACACCGGGGGCGATATGCTTCCGGTGTCCGGTTAACCAACTGTAGGAGTAAAAGGATCATGACAAACGCCGAACGCATAGCAGCCGCGTCGCGTGCGCTGGAAACCGTCGATGATGAAATTGTCGGCGACTTGCTGGCAAACCTGATGCACTGGTGCGATTCACGCCGAATTTCATTCGACGGTGAATTGCGCAATGCCCGCGAACACTACGCGGCGGAAAAGGGAGAGGGCGCATGAATGCCGAACAAACCGCGCGGGAGCGCGGATGGCAGGAGGCGCACGATGTGGAGACGGGCGCCCTGGTCGTATTCCACGACGCACTTAGACGCCATTACACCGGCCGTCACGCGTGGGAACTCGCGGCCACGCACGAGGGCGCGGAAGGACGCCTTGCCTCGCTGCGCGCGCTCGTGGCCGAAGGGCTCACGTTCGCGGACGCCATGAGCGTCTTTTCGGAAGGCCGCGACGCTGACACGCTCGATTACGTGCGCCGCGCTCAGTACAAACACATCCACGATGAGGGCGAAATTGAAGTGGACGACGGGGCCGTTACCAGCGCATCCGAGGATGGCGCCTACGTGATGGCCTGGACGTGGGTCGAAAAGCGGGAAGCGGAGGGCGCCGATGGAAACTGAAAACCGCTGGACTCCTCAACGGGTACGCGAGTTCTTCAAGGCGTTGCGCGACGCGAAGAGCGCGGATGAAGCGCATGACTTGCTGGTATCGGATGCAGCCGAAGAGGTGGAGGTAGCCGTCGGCAGCATGGAGTACACCTACGCGCACCTTGAGG